GCTTTCCAAGGCAAGTGATGCTGCTGCTCCACTGCCTAATGTGTTTTTAAGCACAGCTGCCAGCTTTTCAAATCGGGCAGTCACATCAAATATAGCTTTGCCAAATCCAACAACAGCAGTAACAGTAAATGCACCGGCTATCATTGGCCCAAGTGGGCCTAATGATTTGATCATTCCATTAAGGCCACCCTGAGCTTTATCGAATGCTCCTGATAGCTTGTTGCCGGTCTCAGTTGCTTGCTTGCTTGTGTCCTTCAACTCATCGTTGAATTTCTTCATCGAGTTGATCGCCTCCTGCTCCTCCTTGGTTAGGTTGTCAAAGCTGGTGACTGCTTTCCGCAGATCGGTGTCATCAATGACATACTTAATTTTTATTTCATTACTGGAAATCGCCATTGTCAAGTTGTTTGGCTCAAAGTTAGCCAAAAAAAAACCACTGGAATCCAGTGGCATTTTCTGAAAATAAACCTATGTTAAAAAAAACCTACTTCTTCTTTCTTTGTTCAGTCAAAAAAGTGCTTACAATGAGGTAGTATTCGTAGACTGGCCTTTCGACCAGGAATTTAATTCTTTGAGCATCTCCACTTGTGACTCTAAACTGTTCATCAAATCTCTGTCTATGCTGTCTGATGATTGAAGTCCAATAATGTGTTTCAGGTTGTTTAGGTTTTGAATTGTTTCTGCCTGTAAATAAGTCGGGAAATTCGTGCTGTATTCGGTCAAAGAGGGCAGAAAGGCGTACTCCGGCAGTTTCAAAAAAAAACCCTCTACATCATTGTGCTTCATCCAATGCTCCAGCTTGGCCTTATTGTAAGGGTATTGGTAGTCCAATGGGTTCTCATGTTCATCAAAGTAAACCACTGTTGCCAACTTAAGCTGCCTGGTCATGCTCATGGACATCTCCATCTGCTCCTTTAGCCGGGAGGCAAGGATGCCTATCTCATATAGCTTCTTCTCATCCTTCTTCTTCTTGTCCATGAGTAAGTTGATTAGGCCATTGTTCCAGCCCTTCAGATAGTCAGGATTGATTTGCCAGAGTTCTTCTGTGAATATATCCCTGGCAGCTATTGCCCTTTGGAATGGCACATTGACCTCTGAACTGAAGCGGAAGTAATTAATGCCTCCGGATGTGAAGGCAAACTCAATCTGATCCCAGCGATCTTTCGGTGCTACTCCTTGGTAAAGTATTCTGCCATCTTGCTCCGGTACAGCAGCTTTTTCTGGAGTCGGTTCATGAGCAGGAGCAGGAAGTGGTTTAGACCTAAAAATATTGAACATAGATAAAATGGATAGTCAAACATAAGGCAACCGATGAGCAGAAACTGCCAAGCACCGGAGCAGAATGGGCATTCACCGAGTGGCTTCGCCCAGATGGTTGGTAGCTTCTGGATTTGACACAGATACCACTGCCCAAGTGGGTGATCCTCCAGCAAGTAGTCCATAAACAAAGAGAAAGTCGCACTGATCAGTGCTACCAAGGTGAGCAATAGAAGGCTCGGAATCGTGTGGTAACTCGATAAGGCAACAGCCTCTGCGCTTGCCACCGCAACTTGCATCAATGTCATAGTTCTGGTTGGTCATTGTTGAAGACATTTATAATTAATTGTACTGTCTCTATATTGGTAAAGGTGCTGATGAAACTTAGGCAGATGCTGTCGTACTCCTTGCCATCAACAGCAATGAATGGCACAGGCTCATTGGTAACTGAGTCATTGAAGTAAATGCTGTACTGGCCTCCGTATGGATTGAGAAAGCCCTCCGGAATCTGTGTGGCATCAAGGTCAACAAAACCATCCGGGTTAATGGGCAGCAATTGCCTGACATTGACATTTACTCCAGGCTTAACTATGTTGACAATGATGTCCTCCTGCTGATAGCCGGGAGGAGCATAGATAAAGACATCAGTCGGGCAGCTTGGAAATGGCTGACAAATCGGATAGCAGTTATTGCAGCATAGAGCCATACTTTTCCAGGTTAAAGTTGCTGGTGATTTCGGCAAAGTTAGAGAAAATAAAATATCGGAAGGCATCCAGTGCATGTGACTTGTCCGGGTTCTTGTTCTTCCAGGCATCGAGGCTGCCCTGCCGGTCTACCTTTGCCTCTTTGAGGTCAGTTACCAGAGCCGGGCATGCTTTCTCTGAAATGGTAATCTTGGCCTTTTGGAAGATCAGAATGGTGATGAGCCTGCTGGCAATGTGTGATGGGTTAGCCTTTGGCACTTGCAGCTGCATGTCGGTGAGCTGAAGGTAGTTCTTGATGATTAGGTAGGCACTGATGTTGCCTTGAGTGAAGGCATTGCGAGATGCACCAGAGGCATCGCCATTAATCACATACATCAGACCAGGGTATTCCTGCCGGATGGTCTGGCAAAGTGTGGATAGGTCACCGATGCGGTAGACTTTCAGCACATTGATGGTTGCATAATTGGCTGACTCACTTCCGTACTTGATGTACTGGCTGACCACGCATGTGTTGGTCACAATGAAGTCAAAGCTCAGATAGAGAGGATAGGCAGCATTGGCTTTGATGTAGCCACCAAAGACATGCTGAGAGTAGTCGAAGGTGTAGGCAAAGAGCGACTCCCTATCCCAGACACCCCACTGCCCAAGGGCATAGACTTCATAGTAAGTCTGATTGACTGTCTTGAGTGCCTCCATCCTTGTGACATAGTCATCATCAAGGAAGTTCAGGGCATCCTTGTAAGTGCCATGAAGCCTGAGTATCTGGTTCTGCTCCTTTGCCGGCACATCATCAAAAAACCTCTTTTTAATCCAGTGGCTGTCCGAGACCGGGTTAAAGGTCAAGAAGAACCGCTTTGGTGTCTCTGACTTACCTCTCAGGCGCAGGGTAATCTGGGTGAAGTCCTCAAGGCTTAATTCAGTTGCCTCCTCAATCCAGATGTACTTTGCCTGGGAAAGTGACTTGAGCTTCTCAGGATCATCACATCCAAGAAACACTATCTTATTGCTGCCGGACTGAAGCTCAAGGTAGCCGGTCTTGGCTTTGACCAGCTTCTCAAAGCCCCACTGACTTATCTTATTTCGGAAGTCAGCAAAGACTGAATTGCGCAGAGTGCTGGCAACCTTCCTGATGACAAAGTAGGTCTGGAAGTTGTTCTCTTTGTGATTGCAAATCTCAGCCAGCAGAAGCTGAATCATGGTCTGGCTTTTGCCTGATCCTGCTCCGCCCCATAGGATGTTATAGGTCTTAGGCTCAGTGATAGCAGAAAGATACTTGCCTGTCCAGAGTGCCTGGTTGCTTAGGTCAATCTCTGCCATCCTCCGGTGCTGGCTGTATTGGCTTAGGCATTATCACTGTGTTTACATTGGCCTCCAGCTCAATGTTCATTGCAGCCTTACCATAGGCTCGGTCAAGAAGCAACTCTGCTGCCCTGACATCACCTTTGGTAGCTTTAGCTCTCAGAGCCATGAGAATAGCCTCTGCTGCTGTCTTGCCATCCTTCTCATCGCCAAGGACATTGGCAAGTAATTCCCTTAACTCAGGGATTTTTTTAGGCCTGCCAGCAGGATTGCCTGTCTGTCCTTTCTTCCATTTATGCGGTATGACATTCTCTGGCTTCGGCATCGGTGTTTTGTCGCTGAATTGTACCTTCGGGCAGATAAGGCTGACCGTTCCTTTTTACTGTCAATGTAGGGTCTAATTTAAGCATCCTATCAACTATGACTTGGCAATATTTAGGGTCTAATTCCATTCCGTAGCATTTGCGGTTAAGTTGGTGTGCTGCTACCATTGTTGAACCGCTACCGAGAAAGAGGTCAAGAGTTAAATCCTTCTCCTTGCTTGAATTATTTATAGCCTTACCAACAAGTGGTATTGGCTTCATAGTAGGATGCTCACCATTTCGTTTTGGCTTGTCAAACTTCCACACATTTGACTGCTTCCTGCCTCCATAAAAATCGTGAGAATCTCCAAAATTCCACCCATAAACAATACCCTCGTATGTTTCTTCTTCGGTATCGTTAATCAAGAATAATATAGGTTCAGTTTGTTGTTGATAATCCTTTCTTCCCATTACGATTGTGTTCTTTAGCCAAATCAATACACTCTGAAGGTGGGTTCGTTCTAAAAATAAATCAGTAACACCAACCTCTAACGGGATGCAAACATAATAAGCACCGCCTCGCTTTGTAAATAGAATCAAGTTTGATATAGCGTCTGAAATGATTTTTCTAAACTCTGATACGTTATGCTTGTCGTTTTGTATTTTTAGTTTCTCTTTTGTTTTTCCAACGTAGTCCACATTGTAAGGCGGATCAGTAAATACCATATCCGCTTTTTCGCCATTCATCAACTTGGCCACTTGGTCGCTATCCGTACTA